CTTTAAATACAGAATTCTTATTTTGTTTTTGGAATCTTTCTACTGGTAAGAATAATGCAGATTCCCATTCTTTGGGAAATACTTTCAAAGGTCGTGTAGCCATGTGATCATAAAGATAGTGCTTCAGACAGGGTAGAAAGGCTCTGAAGCGTCTGGATGAGGCCAGCATATCGTAGGTCTTGTTCGTAATTCTGACCCTTTCTATGCCCTCTCCGTCATCGTCGGTAATGGCAAGTGGCATCAATGCATCCATTAACATGCCACGAACAGTAGGTGGCAAATAATGAAAGTTGAGTCCTAAAAATCCATCTGGCATTCTTTTCAATACCAATACTAATGGAAATATATCATAGTATGGCAAAACCTCAGCATACTTTGGATCATAAGCAAAGAAGTATAAGTTTCCTAATATGACCCTCGATTGCTTTCTTTCCTGTTCACGAATGATTGCTCTTGACATTTGAGCAGGATTACGAAGATTCCTTACTTGTTCCTGAAACCAACGAATACTTTGCTTTGACAATATTTCATAGTCAAGCATTGATCGTTCTTGTGCTAATTGAGTGAGTTTAGATTCCATTGAATATTTATGTTAGATACCAAGATGTTTTTCTGTGATTACTTTGAACTCCCAACCTCTATCTAAGCAATATTCTTCTGCTGCTTTCCATTTGGCTTGATTGACACCATAGGTTGCAACTTCTTGTAGATACTGTTTGGTCAATCGTTTTCTTGGTTTGGGTTCTTTTGTCTCACGGTCAGGTTTCACTTCAATAATCATCGTTTTTGTTTTACCTTCTCTCGTCTTGACTTTAACGATAAAGTCGGGAAAATAACGATGAAATCTACCATCTACAGGAGATTTGTATGGTATAGTAAGTTCTTCAGAACCCCACTGCATGATATCAGGATTCTTATCCAGCCAGTTCATCACCCTACATTCCCATGATGATCTGTAGATGATATTCCTGTAGTCTCCTATGTATTTTTGTGGGTTCGTTGGGTTAAATCGTCCAGAGTATGCCATATAAATACTTTCATTAATCTCTTATCTATTTAACACCCATGGCTCTCTTAAATCAAATTGGCGGAATATCCACAGGTGGGTTAACTGGAGTTCTTAAAGGTCCTCTAGACAAACTTTTTGGTAATAAAAATGTTCCTTTCAACTACAAATATCCCGCAAGTCTAGGTAATGATCCTTCAAGAATGCACATAGTGCAATTCACCTTATTTAATATAATTCCGAAGAAATTTGATGTTGTGGCTACTTATGACTCAATAAGCCAGACAAAGAGAGAAGAAGTTGCTGGAAAAGCTCAGGCGGTGACTGCAAAGAGTGCTGATGTAGCACAGAATTTACAATCATATTTGAAGCCAGATAAAAAGAAAGTGGCAACAACGATATCATTGTATATGCCCGACACCTTATCGATGAATTATCATGCTGAGTATAGTGAATTATCTATCATGGATGCAACTAATGGCATGAATAGAGTTGCTGGAGCTGTTGGTTCTTTAGTTGAAGATTTACAAAAAGGCGGTGTTGGTGGTGATAATTTAAAAAATAGTTTAACTAACTCAGTTAATACTTACGGTCCTGAAGCAGCACTGAGAGTCTTAGATAAAACCACAGGAATGCAAACAACTGATCTTGGACTAAGAGCAATGGGATTAGCAGTCAATCCACAACTTCAATTAGTTTACAAAGGTGTAGGATTTAGAACGTTTAGTATGGAGTTTCTTTTTACGCCTAGTACAAAAGAAGAATCTGATCAAGTTTCTGCAATTGTAAACTCTTTCATTTATGCAGCAGCCCCGACAGTTCAAACCGAAACAAACGGCATGTATTTTACTCCTCCGTCAATTTTCAATATGCAATTTCTAATGGCTCAAACTGGACAATTTTCAAGTTTGACTAACATGCTACAAAAAGCAGGAAATAGCATTATTCCTGGAGTACCATTAGGGAATGCGTTGGCTAGTAGATTTGGTGCTGCATCTGCCGGCGTCGAAAATGATAGACTGTATAAGGTTGGTGATTGTGTATTAGAAGATATTTCAGTAGATTATGCACCAAATGGATGGGCAGCATATTCTGGTGGTGCGCCTGTTCAAACAAGATTAACTTTATCATTCAAAGAAATGGATATTCTTGATAGAACTAGAATGAACACTTCAATAGACCAAATGAGATAAAGCAATGAAATATTTCAGTAATTTTCCAAAACTTATTACTTCAGATGGTAAAGGAAATGTTAATCTATCAACAAATCTTTTAGCTAGAGTAAATTTAATTCCGAGTTTATTAAGTAATCCAGCTCTGTACTATAAGTACACTATGCAAGATGGTGATACACCAGAAATCATAGGATCAAAGTATTACGATAACCCATACAGATATTGGATATTCTTGTATGGAAATAATATAATGGATCCCCAATGGGATCTTGCATTATCAAACATAAATTTTGATGCGTATCTTCAAAACAAATATTATGATGCTGCAAACTCTAACAATCAAACAGTTATTGCATATACAAAGTCAACTATTAAGTATTACAAAAAAGTTGTACATACATATGATTCTGGTTCACAAACAGAAACTACAATGAAGTATAATGTAGATGCAGAAACGTATGCTAATCTTCCACTTAATCTAGTAACAACAAAATATTTTAATGCTTTAAGTTATGTTACTGTGACTGAAACAAAAGAAACACAAGATATCTATGACTATGAATTAGAAACAAATGAAGCGAAAAGAGAAGTGAATATTGTTAATAGATCATATGCTGCGCCAATGGAAGAAAGATTAAAATCATTATTAAGTACATAACATGACAACAACACTAGTAGACAATACTACAGTCGGAGTAAACAGAGACTACTCCACAGACAGCACAGAAAACGGAATCAGATATTCAAAAGATTATACACTGATAGCGTTAAATGTTTTGTCCGGACAATTCATCACATTAGACTTGAAGCCTATGTTAGTAGAATTATCTTATTTTGAAGATATCTACAGTAACTCGGTATCTGGTCAAATCTTAATAAGTGATGCTCAAGGTTTGATTGAAAAAATGGGTATGCACGGAAATGAATATGTTCGAATGGCTTTTGGTAAAGACGATAATCCTAATACAAGAATCGATAAAATATTCAGAATATATAGCGTAAGTAATAGACAGAAAACTACAGGATTTGATACAGAAAACTATGTAATACACTTTTGTTCTGATGAATTACTTTTGTCTGAACAATATAAGATAAGTAAATCTTATAATGGTAAAGGTGTGTCTCAAATCATCAATGATGTTCTTCTCACATATTTAAAAGTACCAGATAACAAATATGATGCCAAAAATATAGAACAAACAAAAGGTGTGTACAGTATCATAATTCCTAATCTGAAACCATTTGAAGCCATTAATATGATTTCTTTATATGCTCAGTCGGCAAAACAGATTGGTGCAGATATGCTTTTCTTTGAAAATGCAAAAGGATATAATTTTGCATCATTACAATCGTTATTTCAGAAAACTCCATATTACACATACGAATATCGTCCAAAAAATATTAGTATGCAAAATTATGATAAAAACATCGACAAAGAAGTTTTTAACGTTCTTGGTTATGAAATACTAAAGTCATTCAATGTAATTGAAGGAATTTCTTCTGGTACCTTTGCGAATAGATTGGTTACAATAGACCCGCTTCTTCGTAATTATAAAACAACTGACTTTAATTATATTAATTATCACAACAAATCAAAATCTTTGAATGAAAATCCTGTGGTTAACAATTTAAAAAATAGATTTGGTAATACTTTATATGAAACACCACAGGCTTGTTTCAAGTTATCGGGAACAAATAGTGGTTGGGATAAAGTAGATTATATCAAAGCTAGACCAGGTTCAGTTACAAAAGACATGTTTGTTGAGACATTTTTCTCACAGAGAAAATCACAAATAAGTCTTGCTAATTATACCAGAGCAAAACTGTATATTGCTGGTGATCCTAATGTAACTGTAGGCACAACAATTGAATTTGATTTGTTATCACAGGATCCTGCTTCTGAAGGTGATCCAAAACAATTAGATCCATATTATTCTGGAAAATACTTAGTAACTGCGGTAAGACATATTATTCAAACTGCTGCATATAACACAATCATTGAAATCGTAAAAGATAGCTTACCTCAACCATATCTAGAAGTTGATAATGAAAGACCTATATTTAAAAATACAGTAGCGGGAGTGAAGAAATAATGGATCAAACAACTGTCTTTGCAGGAATGAATGGATTTACTTGGTGGGTAGGTGTCGTAGAAAATAGAAACGACCCATTGAATATGTGTCGTTGTCAAATTAGAATTTTTGGTTGGCACACAGCAGATAAAAATTTAATACCTACAGCAGATTTACCTTGGGCCCAACCAGTGTTACCAACGAACACTTCAAATGAATCAAAGACACCACTTGAAGGTGATTGGGTATTTGGATTTTTCTTTGATGGGCCTATGGGTCAAGCACCAGTATATCTTGGTGTTATGCCAGCTATTCCTGTTGCATATGAAAACAATCCTCAAAAAGGTTTCAATGATCCAAGGACAAATGAACAGCTCAAAAATGCGCCAAAGCCGATTGATGGAAGTTTAAAGAGAAACCCAAGATATCCTGGTGAACCAACGACAAGTAGATTATACAGAAATGAAAAAATATCAGAGACAATTATAGGAAGAAGAAACAATAGTTTAACTAAGAATGTACCAACAGCAACAGGAGGAGCATGGAGTGAACCTACTTCTGCATATGCTGCGGTACCACCATACAATGATGTAAAAGAAACTGAATCTGGTCACGTTCTTGAGTTTGATGATACTCCTAATGCTGAAAGAATTGATCTTGCTCACAGAACAGGTACCTATGTTGAGATGAGACCTGATGGAAGTAAAGTCACAAAAGTATTAGGTAAAAATTATGAAATAGTAGCAGGAGATGATTTTGTCAATATTCAAGGGCAGTGCAGTGTCACTATTCAAGGTGATGCACAAATATATGTCGTTAAAGACGCCAAAATGAAAGTAGATGGAGATTATGATATAGATGTTTCTGGTGACATAAGAATGAATGGCAGAACAATCAATCTGAATCGTGGGACACAAGGCGCTGCTCGTATTGGTGACACTTGTGATACTGGAGATGCTGGAACAGGAAGTCACTTCGATATTAACTCAGCAGGTACAGACATAATTGAGACAGGTTCTGGTACTGTGTTCATTGGAGACTGAATAAATAAAAGATGGCTAGCACACTACAAAAAATATATTCAGATTTGGATTTAACATTTGCGATGAATCCCATAACCAAAGATGTTTCAATGAGTTATGATGATACCGCAGTAATTCGTTCAGTCCGAAATCTACTTTTAACGAATTTTTATGAAAGACTATTTCAGCCAGACTTAGGCTCGAATGTTAATGGTTATTTGTTTGAACCAACAACAGTAATAACAGCTTCGGCACTGGAAACAGAAATAAAAAACACCATTGTAAATTATGAGCCAAGAGTCAACCTAATTAACGTTAATGTGTTGTCATTAGATGATCAGAATGCTTTCTTTGTCGAGCTACAATTCTTTGTAGGAAA